AAGTAATTATTGTATCTACTCCACACGGTATGAATCATTTCTACCGTCTGTGGCATGATGCAGAGAAAGGTAAAAATGAATACATTCCAACTGATGTTCATTGGTCCGAGGTTCCTGGAAGAGATGATGTATGGAAAGAGACAACAATTGCAAACACTTCAGAAGCACAATTTAAAGTTGAGTTTGAATGTGAATTTTTAGGATCGGTCAATACTCTGATTGCTCCAAGTAAATTGAGAACTTTAATCTATGACAATCCAATTCAAAGAAATGCTGGATTAGATGTATATGAAAATCCAATACATGATCATGATTATGTTATGACAGTTGATGTTGCAAGGGGAGTTGGAGAAGACTATTCCGCTTTTGTTGTTGTTGATATTACAGAATTTCCTCACAAAATTGTTTGTAAGTATAGGAATAATGATATAAAACCAATGTTATTCCCAAATATCATTTATGAGTTAGCAAGAAATTATAATAGTGCATATGTCTTATGTGAAGTCAATGATATTGGTGATCAAGTTGCTAGTATTCTTCAATATGATTTAGAATATCAAAACCTTTTAATGTGCTCCATGAGAGGTAGAGCAGGTCAAGTTGTGGGGCAGGGATTTTCTGGTAAGAAAACTCAATTGGGAGTTAAGATGTCCAAGACTGTCAAGAAGGTTGGATCACTTAATCTAAAAACTATGATTGAGGAAGATAAACTTATCTTTAATGATTATGAAATTATTTCTGAGTTGACAACATTTATCTCAAAGCATAATTCATTTGAAGCAGAAGAAGGTTGTAATGATGACTTGGCAATGTGTCTTGTCATATATGCATGGTTAGTCCAGATGGACTATTTCAAAGAACTAACAGACCAGGATGTTAGAAAAAGATTGTATGAAGAGCAAAAGAATCAGATTGAGCAGGACATGGCACCATTTGGATTTTTGAATGACGGATTAGATGATGATAGTTTTGTTGATGCTCAAGGAGATCGTTGGTCTAATGCTTCGGTTGGTGAATATGGTGACATGTCATATATGTGGGATTATCGTTAATGGATTTAGATGGTCAAATAAAACTTGGACATTTACTTTTACAAGATAGAACATGCCGCAGTTGTGGTCTTAGTAAAAATTTAATCGATGGGTTTTATAGAACAAGAAAGGATAGAGGTGCTGTTGCATCATCATACTCTTACGAATGTAAAGATTGCACTATAAAAAGAATTTTAACGAATAAAAAACCTATTGTTAAAGATTGGGAATATCCAGATTGGTAATTCACGTCACGTTTCCCCTGTGAAAAGTTAGTTATTAATAAATATTTGAAGATAAACTGAGACCACGGAGAATCAAAACATGGCGACTCCTCAATTATCTCCTGGAGTTCTGATAAGGGAGGTTGACCTAACAGTAGGAAGAGCTGATAATGTACTAGATAACATTGGTGCCATTGCTGCACCATTTGAAATTGGACCTGTTGAAGAAGTCACGAACATTCCAACCGAGCAAGATTTAATCAATGTATTTGGGGAACCCAAGTCATCTGATGCCCACTACGAATACTGGATGAGCGCATCATCCTACCTTTCATATGGTGGAGTTCTTAAGGTTGTTAGAGCAGACGATGCCGATTTAAAAAATGCTAATGCTGGTGTAGGTATTGCAAACACAACTACACTAAAAATTAAAAATTACGACGATTATAGTAATAATTACGATACTGCAACTGACTTCACTTTTGCTGCTAAGAATCCAGGTTCTTGGTCAAATAATTTGAAGGTTTGCTATATTGATGATTTTGCAGACCAAACTCTTACTGTTCCAGTAACTAGTCTTTCTGGTGCAGGCGCAACCGTTGGTATGGGAGTTACCGCAGCAATTACTGGAGTTCTTCCTGGTACAGGAACAACCGCAGTGTTTACTGGATATGTAAAAGGTATTATTACCGGGGCATTAGATGATGCCGGTGGTTCTAGTAAACTTGATGTTAAGATTGTTTCCAGAGTTTCCTCTGCTGGTGTAGAAACTCAAATTGATTACGCAGAGGGAGATTCATTTTCTTCATTTGCAGCAGATGCTCAATTAAGATTCCAAGCACCTGGTAGTGTTAGTGGAGTTCAAACTGCAACTGCTGCTGTTGACTGGTATGATCAACAGACTTTAGGTCTTACAAACTCTACGGTATATTGGAGCACAATTGCACCAAAACCCGGAACTAGCGTCTATGTAAGTGATAGACAAGGTAAAAACGATCAACTTCACATTGCAGTTGTTGATGACACTGGAGATGTAACTGGCATCAAGGGCAATGTCCTTGAGAAGCATGTTGATCTATCTAAGGCAAGCGATACAGTTTCTAATGTAAACGCACCTCAGAGAACATACTTTAAGGATTATCTTCGCGATCTTTCTGCTAACATTTATGCTGGTAAAGATCCTTTAGCAGCAGCAGATGCTTTCCATGGTACAACACCCGTTGCAACTGGATTTACAGCATATACTGGAGTCAAGGCAGCATCCTTTACTAATGATAATGCTGCAACAAACCAGTCTGGAACTATCGCACAGGATAAGCAATTCCTTGCTATTGGTAATAAGACGTATACTTTCTTAGGTGGTAACGATTATCAAAGTTCTGGTGGAGATGGGTACAAGGCAGAATTGTCAAATCTAATTACTGCATATGGATTATTCTCCAACAAAGATGAAGTTGAAGTAGACTTCATGATTATGGGTCCTGGTTGTGCCACAGAAGCACAATCTCAAGCAAAAGCAAATTACATTATCTCTCTTGTGGAAGCAAGAAAGGATTGTATGGCAACTATTGGTGCTCATAGAGAGAATCTGGTTGCTGCTGCTGGGGGAGGAATTCTAACTGCAGAAACTCAAACATTAAATCTAATTAATTACTTCGGTCCTCTATCATCTTCGTCCTACGCGACGTTTGATTCTGGATACAAGTATACCTTTGATAGATTTAATAATAAGTTCGTCTACATCCCAACCAACGCTGATGTTGCTGGAATGATGGCAAGAACAGGACTTAATGCTTTCCCTTGGTTCTCACCTGCTGGACAGCAAAGAGGTGTACTGAACAACGCAGTTAAACTTGCTTACAATCCAAGCAAAACACAAAGAGATCGTCTCTATCCTAAGAGAATTAACTCCTTCATCACTTCACCTGGTGCAGGAACATTCCTCTTCGGTGATAAGACTGCTCTTGGTTATCAATCGGCATTTGATAGAATTAACGTTCGCCGCTTGTTCCTTACCATTGAACAAGCACTAGAGAGAGCAGCACAAGCACAACTCTTCGAATTGAATGATGACCTAACAAGATCAAACTTTAGAAATATCGTTGATCCATACCTCCGTGATGTTCAAGCGAAGAGAGGACTCATTGACTACCTCGTCATTTGTGACGAGAGTAATAATACTCCTGATGTGATCGATAACAATGAGTTTAGAGCAGACATCTTCCTAAAGCCTGCCAAATCTATTAACTTTATCACCCTTACTTTCGTAGCAACGCGAACAGGCGTTTCTTTCTCGGAAGTAGCAGGTAGAGTTTGATCATTAATCATAAAATAACGGAGGATTTCTAAAAATGTCAACTTTACGCACACTTTCAAAATTTCAGAGCAAATTACAGGGCGGTGGTGCAAGACCCAATCTATTTGAGGTCTCAATTCCTAATCTACCTGATGCCGCTAAAAATTCAACTCCCCAAGCAACCTGGGGTTCTGAAGAGCAAGAAGACTTTACTATTATGTGTAAGGGAGCTCAGCTCCCTGCATCAACCATTGCGTCTATCGATGTCCCCTTCAGAGGTCGTATTCTGAAGGTTGCTGGAGATAGAACTATTGAAAACTGGACTGTAACAGTTATTAACGATGAGAACTTTAATATTAGAAATGCGATGGAAGCATGGATGAATGCAATTGCCAGACTCAGTAATAACACTGGTGCGGTAAATCCAGATTCTTACATGACAGATGCCTATGTTTATCAACTTGGAAGAGGTTACTCATCCGGTAGATTTAGTAAAGCAAATTCTGGTACTGATGATGGAGAATCGGTAACTCCTTTAAAATCATACAAATTCTTGGATATTTTCCCAGTTTCTGTTTCTTCAATTGATCTTTCTTACGATTCTAGCGATACGATTGAGGAGTTTACTGTAGAATTTGCAGTTCAATCTTTTGAATCTCTTTCTAGTGACGCAACTGGCGTTGCGCTGAACTAATAAATAGAAGAGATAAAGTTCCAATATAATAATGTCAAAATTGTTTGGGTTCTCAATAGAGGACAACGAACCACTCTCACCGTCAGCGGTCTCCCCCGTTCCTCCTAATAATGAGGACGGGGTTGATCACTACTTGAGTAGTGGTTTTTTTGGTTCCTATGTAGATATTGAAGGTGTTTATAAGAATGAAAATGAGTTAATTAGAAGATATCGTGAGATGGCACTTCATCCAGAGTGTGATAGTGCGATTGAAGATATTGTAAACGAAGCAGTTGTTTCAGATTCTAATGATAGTCCTGTAGAAATTGAGTTATCTAATCTAAATGCCAGTGATGGTATTAAGAAAACTATTAGAAGTGAATTTAAATATATTTTAGATTTATTGGATTTTGATAAAAAAGCACATGAGATATATCGTAACTGGTATGTTGATGGTAGATTGTTTTATCATAAGATAATTGATTTAAAGAATCCTCAAGAAGGCATTCAAGAACTTC